CTCGTGGCAATAACTGTCCCCTTGCTGAAAATTTGTACCAACAAGGGAAAGACAAATCAGCTGATGGAGATACCAGAACGGATATCACCCGCATGGATGACAAGGAGTTGCACGATTACCTGCACAGTATGAGCAAAAAAGAGCGCCGGGAACTGGCAGCAAGGTTACGCCTGGTGAAACCGAAACGGCGTAAAGACTACAAACAGCGAATTACAGACCATCAGCGACTGCAGCTCGTGTATGAACTGAAGTCCAGGGGATTTGATGGCAGCGAGAAAGAGGTCGATTTACTGCTTCGCGGCGGCAGTATTCCGTCAGGAGCAGGCCTACGTATCTTCTATCGGAACCAGCGTTTGCAGGAAGATGATAAGTGGCGAAACCTGTATTAATTACGCGGGTTAACAATTCGTGCTCTTAATAATACCAGGTATATCAGGCTGATGAGCGTAAAAAAACGTTTTACATCAGTAAGATTATTATATACTGTAAATATAAACAGTGGTTATGTGTACAGTATTGCTTTGGTGTCATAGGAGGAAAGATGCAGGACTATTTTTTGGAGTCTTTGAAGCTTCAGCGCATTGATTTTTTTCTTAAGCTTGTAGCGGCTAGTGAGTGTAGTGATGAAGAGAAGGGGCTGGCCCTGCAGTGGGTTTCTGAACTGACAGATGAACTCATGGCAAAAATCAGAACTCACGAATACAACCGCTCAATGGATGTCATCAGCTGAGGTGACTTTTATGCGCATTGAAATAATGATCGATAAAGAGCAGAAGATTAGCCAGTCTACACTGGACGCCCTTGAATCCGAGCTTTACCGCAATCTGCGCCCCCTGTATCCCAAAACGGTAATTCGTATCCGCAAAGGTAGCTCTAACGGTGTGGAACTGACCGGACTGCAACTGGACGAAGAAAGAAAACAAGTGATGACAATTATGCAGAAGGTGTGGGAAGACGACAGCTGGCTGCATTAAGAAACGTTGCTGGCGTCTGAACTTGTTTCTGGCGTCAGCAAGGTTGAACAACGAGCTGTGCGAGGCGTTAGCTCTGTAGTGCATGTCTATGCCGCATGAGATCGCATGATCGTTTGAGGATCGTTTTTGCTAAGGCCCGCCAGAACTGGCGGGCTTTTGCGTAGATCATGCAGGTGCATGAAAACCACTACATAAAGCGGGCAGGCGTGGCGGGGATACGAGCGCGCGCTGTGCGTGGTTGTAAAAGGAAATTGTTTTCGGTATAACCACTTCCATTAGAAGGAGAACTTATGAAAATTTTTGCAATAGTCATTACATGTATACTGGCATTGATTGCAGGATTATGGCTTTACATGGATCCTGGTTTTGATTCTATTGTTGCATTTTTGGCTGCAGTTAGCGCTTTAGCTGGATTACTTATCACTACAAAAAATAAATATAATTCTATGAGTCAATCAGTTGGTGATAATTCAATTGGTGTCCAGGCTGGCGGTGATATTAAAATTGATTGTATAAATACAGGTGATAAAAAATAAGGAGGATATATGTTTAGTGATAAACAAAAGCAACAAATAGGTAATAATTCGTATGCAATTCAAGCTGGAAATAATGTAAATGTTTCAGGGATGTCGTTTTCCGAGGTTAGAGAACTATTCAACATTCTCTTCGAAAATCAGTTCCCAAAATTGAAAGATGTTGCTTATGCTGCAGCTCAAGAGAATGCAAAAGATTTTGAAGAGCGTGTCGTTTCGGATTTAACAAAAAACGTTGATAGATTGATTATTGATAAATTTTGCGATCCGGACGTTCAGGCTACATTGACTGAGGCATTAAAGTCATCAGCCAGAAAGGGAAAGAAAGCTAATATGGATGTGCTTTCTCAGTTGTTAGTTGAACGAGTCTCCAATAACAATGACGATTTTAGAGATATAGTCTTAACGGAGGCAGTTACTGTCGTTCCAAAGTTAACACAGCAACAAATATCACTTATAACGATAGTTTTTCTTCTCAAGAATGTTGAGATCAAAGATCCTGTTAATGGTGTTCGATTGGATTTGTTGGAGCACAATTTTAGAAATTTTGAACCAATGTATACTAATGGGTTTAATTTGTCTCAAGCCCAGATATATCACATTCAATATGCAGGGGCTTGTTCATGGAATACTTTTTTAGGGATAGATGTTGAAGACTATTTCATGGATAAATATCCGACTGATATAAAAGATAAGAGTGCGTATATTTCAAATCTTAAGTTAGTTGCCCCTCATGTGTCTGCATTTTTAGAAAATTTTTCAAAGAGCAACTATCAAGGAATTGAACTAACAAGTGTAGGGCAAGCAATTGCTCTAGCCGTTATTTCAAGATACGTAGGAAGATTGGATTATAATATTTGGTTAAAATAGGGCAGTATCTGCCCTATTTTATTATAATTCATATGGTAGGAAAGAGATTATTTCATCACTCAACCATTCATTAATTTCTTTGATTCGCTTTTGCAGCGGTATCAACTCGTTGCGGACAAAAACCTTACTAGCTTTCTCCACATCCCCAAAACCCCCAACATTATTAGGCATAATCCCCATCATTTGCGGCGGCACGCGGTGTGCCGCCATCATGTCATCCCGGCTCACGTTCTTGATATTCAGAAACTCATCCTTCGCCGCGACCTCTGACAACGGGATGATCTGAAGCCCGTCCTTTTTGCCGTTAGGCGAGTACATAAACAGGTTGCGGAAGTTGCCAGGGCCTTTGGCGCTTTTCATCGCATTGCGGAGGTTGTTCACATCCTCCTGGTTCTGCGCAGCGTCGGTCATGTACATGATGAAGCCAGCATGACTGCCGTTAATGTAATACTTTCGACGGAACAGCGTGGCGGACTCATTGAGCAGGGCGGACGGAATGGCAGAAAGATAGCCGGGCAGGCCGTAGATCTCCTGGTTAATGTCCGGTTCCATCAGATGAAAAATGCTGCCTTTCGTGAACTGATACGGCTGGGTTGTCATACCGTATTGCACAAACCAGTAGGTATCCAGGTCTAACCCGCGTCGGGTGTATTTTGCCAGAGCAGGCTCAAGGGCGATAACTTCACCGAAGCGGTTCGTGCGTTTCTCCAGGTAGGCGTTACCAAATACCAGATAGTCCTGCACAAAACGGGTAAATGCCTGCTGGCTGAGCAGCGGGTGGGGGATGTAGGTACTGGTCAGAATGTTGCACTTTACTGCAATCGGGGAACTGTGATGCACGGCAGCGCGGAAGGTGCGCGCCAGTCCGTCAAAGCTGACGGGTGGTTCATACCAACGGTCCATCTGTACGCATTCCACATAGTCCAGCAGTTCACGGCGGTCCAGAACCGGAACGGGATCGCCGAAGCTGAATGCTTCGGCTGAAGTCTGGTTTTTATGCTGGATCTGATTCATCGCCGCTGCGCGGTTTTTCTTACTCTTTCCCATCAAAAAATCTCCACAATATTGCTGGTATTGGCAGACTCGCCCTGCAGCGGTTCGTTAAACAGTGCGTGCATCGTTGCCCAGGCCAGATCGGCATGGCTGGCTTCTTCGCTGCGGCTGGCTTCATAGGTCGGGCGGTTGCCGCTGGCGGTGGTGGCGCGACGGATTGCCATGAATGACTGCGCAATGTCGGTGTGCCCGGCGTCAAACTCCAGACGGCGGTGGCTGATAATGTCGTAGGCCTTGAGTACCAGGGCGTTTTTAACATTGGGGTTGTAGACAAACTCCCGGACGGCAGGAAAGAACGCTTTCACGTTCTCATAAACCCCGTGACCAACGCCGGTTGAGTCGATACCGATATAGGTCACGTTGTACTGTTCGGTCAGTTTTTTGATGGCGTCAGCCTGGGCGCGGAAGTCCATCCCGCGCCACTGGTGACGCTCAAGAATGCGGAACTTACCACCAGGCACGGCTGGCGGTGCCACCACCACGCATCCGGCGCTGTCGCCGTTTTGCGTACCTTTTGCCGGGTCATAACCGATCCACACTTCGCGCCAGCCAAACGGGCGCAGAGCCAGTGCATGAAAGTCGGTCCAGACTTCCCAGCTGTCCACCATGCACGCCTGCAGCTCGCTGAGCGGAAATACGGACGCGAGATCGTCCACAAACTCGCACATCAGCAGGTTCTGGTATTCGTCCGGGCTGTACTCCATGCGCAACTGGTCAAGGTCGAACAGGTTACAGCCGCCGCGCACCGCATCTTCCACGGTGACTATCTGGCGGTATTGCCCGTCTGCGCACAGCAGGCCGGGGGCCAGATTGCTGTGGGACAGGTCGATGTCCACCTTGTCGGCCTTGTTGCGCCCACGGTTGAACAGCGCACCGGACCAGAACGGATAAGCACTGTGTGTCAGGCTGGATGGCGTGGAAAAATAGGTTTGTCGCCATTTTTTGTGAATAGCCATACCGGAAGCCACTTTGCGCAGCTCCTGGAATTTCGGTATCCAGAAATATTCATCCAGATACAGGTTGCCGTGATAACTCTGGGCCGTGCGGGCATTGGTGCCGAGGAAGTAAAGCGTGGCCCCGTTAGGAAGCACCATCGGATCGCCTTTCAACTCCACCCCCACTTCTTTGGCGAAGTCGATGATGTACTGCTTAAAGACGTGGGCCTGTGCCTTGCTGGCGGAAAGGAAAATCTGGTTACGTCCGGTAAGCAGGGCGTCAATCAGGGCTTCACGGGCAAAGTAAAAGGTCGCGCCGATCTGGCGTGACTTCAGCAGGTTGCGGATGCGGTTGGTTTTTCCGGCTTCCCACCAGTGGCGCTGGTAGTTGAACATGGAGGAATGGAAGATTTCTTCCAGCTTCTCAATCTGTTCATCGGTGAAAACGTTCTTTTCCGGCTGACGGCGCGGGCCTTTGTTACGGTTGGCGACGTTAGGGTTTAAGTCGGCTTCGTTGCCGCCATTGTTAAACTTGCCGATCCGCGCGTGGCGTTCCGACTGGTGCGCCAGCAGGTCAATCTCTTTGAAATCTTTCCCTTCTTTGTGCTCCTTCATAATGAGCTGGCAGTAGCGTGCGGCGGTGGTGAGCTGCATCTGATCCAGCGGCCCATAGTCACCCCACTTGTCGCGTTTTTTCCAGCTGTGAACGGTTGCAACTTTCTCGCCCAGCATTTCAGCAATGCGGGCGACGCGGTATCCCTGAAAGTACAGCAGCATGGCCTGCCGACGGGGATCGAGATCTGCGGGTGTCAGTGTGGTGTTCATGGCACAAACCTACAGCCTTGAATGAAGGCTTTCCCCGCCTGCGGTTTGTGTGGTTGTCGGTACAAATACCGCGCATTGTTTCACTGCCCCCATCACCGCAACCATAAGGCTCCAGTAAGTTTTTTCTAACGGAGCACGGCTCATGACAGTGAAAGCAAAGCGTTTTCGCATCGGGGTGGAAGGTGCCACTACCGACGGACGCGGAATCCAGCGTGAATGGCTGGAACAGATGGCAGCCAGCTACAACCCGGCGGTGTATACCGCGCTGATTAACCTTGAGCACATCAAGTCTTATCTGCCGGACAGCACCTTTAACCGCTACGGCAAGGTGACGGCGCTGTTTGCTGAAGAAATCACGGAGGGTCCGCTGGCGGGCAAGATGGCACTGTATGCCGACGTTGAGCCAACGGAGTCCCTGGTGGAACTGGTGAAAAAAGGCCAGAAATTATTCACCTCTATGGAAGTCAGCCCGAAGTTTGCTGATACGGGCAAAGCCTACCTGGTCGGCCTGGCTGCCACTGATGACCCAGCCAGTCTGGGTACGGAAATGCTGACATTCAGCGCCAGCGCAGCCCATAACCCGCTGGCAAACCGCAAGCAGAATCCCGCCAATCTCTTTACCGCCGCAGAGGAAACGGTGATCGAACTGGAAGAAATCCAGGATGACAAACCGTCCCTGTTTGCCCGTGTCACGGCGCTGTTTACAAAAAAAGAGCAGTCCGACGATGCCCGGTTTTCTGATGTGCATAAGGCCGTGGAACTGGTCGCCACTGAGCAGCAAAACCTGAGTGTGCGCACCGAAAAATCCCTTTCTGAGCAGGAAGAACGTCTGTCTGAGCTGGAGACAGTTCTGCAGGCACAACAGGCCGCCTTTAACGAACTGGTGGACAAGCTGAGCCATGAAGACAGCCGCCAGGACTACCGCCAGCGTGCAACGGGCGGTAACGCCCCCGCTGACACTCTGACCAATTGCTGATGGAGCACAAAACCTGATGAAGAAGAATACCCGCTTTGCTTTTAACGCTTACCTGCAGCAGCTGGCGCGTCTGAACGGTGTGGCAGTTGAAGAACTGTCCAGCAAGTTCACCGTGGAGCCGTCTGTACAGCAGACGCTGGAAGACCAGATCCAGCAGTCCGCCGCTTTCCTGACGCTGATTAACGTCACGCCAGTGACTGAGCAGTCCGGTCAGCTGCTGGGGCTGGGTGTTGGCAGCACCATTGCCGGAACCACTGACACCACCGCGAAAGAGCGTGAACCTGTCGATCCGACGCTGATGGTCGATGTGGAATACAAATGCGAACAGACCAACTTTGACACAGTGCTGACCTACGCGAAGCTGGACCTGTGGGCGAAGTTTCAGGATTTCCAGGTGCGTATCCGTAACGCCATCGTGAAACGTCAGGCACTGGACCGCATCATGATCGGCTTTAACGGCGTGAAGCGTGCGAAAACCTCCAACCGCAGCGAAAACCCGCTGCTGCAGGATGTGAACAAAGGCTGGTTGCAGAAAATCCGTGAGGATGCACCGGATCACGTCATGGGCAGCACCACCACGGGCGGTGAAACCACACCGGGTGCGGTGAAAGTCGGGAAAGGTGGCGAATATGCCAACCTGGACGCCGTGGTGATGGATGCCGTTAACGAGCTTATCGACGTGGTCTATCAGGACGATGACGATCTGGTTGTGATTTGCGGTCGTGAACTGCTGTCTGACAAGTATTTCCCGCTGGTCAACAAAGAGCAGGAAAACAGTGAAAAACTGGCTGCCGATATGATCATCAGTCAGAAACGCATGGGTGGCCTGCAGGCCGTGCGTGCGCCGTTCTTCCCGCCGAATGCGCTGCTGATCACCCGTTTGGATAACTTGTCCATCTACTGGCAGGAAGACACCCGCCGCCGTTCAGTTATCGACAACCCGAAACGTGACCGGATTGAAAATTTTGAATCCGTTAACGAAGCCTACGTGGTTGAGGACTACCGCTGCGCCGCACTGGTGGAAAACATCCAGATTGGCGACTTCAGCGCCGCCGCAGCAGAAGCCGGAGCGTAAACCATGAGCCTGAGTCCCGCACGGCAGCATCGCCTGCGCGTTCAGGCTGAACAGGCCGCCCGCGAAGGCGGCAGCGTTCGCCACGCGTCGGGCTATGACCTGATGCTGCTGCAACTGGCGGAGGACCGCCGCCGTCTCAAGGGCGTTCAGTCCACGGTGAAAAAAGCGGAAATAAAGGTGGAGCTGCTGCCGAAATATGCCGCCTGGGCGGAGGGCGTCCTGGCTGCCGGAGGCGCTCAACAGGATGACGTGCTGATGTACGTGATGCTGTGGCGCATTGATGCCGGAGATTATGCCGGGGCGCTGGAGATCGGGCGTCATGCCCTGCGTCATGGCTGGGTGATGCCGCTGGGTAACCGCAACGTGCAGACCGTGCTGGCAGAGGAAATGGCAGATGCAGCGCAGAGCGCAATGCTTGCCGCCACCGGCTTTGATGCCGATCTGTTGCTGCAGACGCTGGAGCTGACAGACGGTCTGGATATGCCGGACCAGTCACGGGCGCGTCTGCATAAAGCGATTGGCGCTGTCCTGAGTGAAAGCAATCCGGCTTCCGCCCTTAATCATCTCAACCATGCGTTACAGCTCGATCCCCGCTGTGGCGTGAAAAAAGACAAACAGCAGCTGGAGCGCAGACTGCGCAATGACAGCCGCTGACAGAACGTGCCCCCGCGCACGGGCGGCACGGGGTGGCGAAAGGCACTGCCACATCAAAACCCCGTCCACCGCCCTCTATTTCAGGAGAAAGCAGCATGAAGTTTGTTGCGCCAGAACAGGCACCGGAACAGGCGGAAATCATCAGGAATACGCCGTTCTGGCCTGATGTGGACCTGTCGGAGTTCCGCAGTGTGATGCGCACTGACGGTACGGTGACGCAGCCGCGTTTAAAGCAGGTTGCGCTGTCGGCAATTTCGGAGGTCAACGCAGAGCTGTATGAGTTTCGCAGATGCCAGCAGATGCTGGGGTATGCCTCGCTGGCAGAGGTTCCGGCGGAACAGCTGGACGGGAAAAGTGAGCGCGTTCAGCACTATTTCAACGCGGTTTACTGCTGGGCACGCGCCATGCTCAACGAACGTTACCAGGACTATGACGCCACGGCATCCGGTGTGAAGCGAGGCGAGGAACTGGCGGAAGCCAGCGGTGATTTGTGGCGTGACGCCCGCTGGGCCATCAGCCGGGTGCAGGACGCGCCGCACTGCACAGTGGAGCTTATCTGATGAAAGTGCGAGCGCATCAGTATGACACGGTGGATGCACTTTGCTGGCGTCATTACGGGCGTACACAGGGTGTCACGGAGCAGGTACTGAAGGCAAATCCGGGGCTTGTCGAATACGGCCCCTTTTTACCTCACGGACTGCAGGTGGAGCTGCCGGACATTCCGACAACCACCACCGTGCAGACCGTCCAGCTATGGGACTGAATTATGACGCTTGAGCGAATCAGCGCCTTTATCACGTACTGCATCGCCGTTGTGCTGGCCTGGCTGGGCGATTTGTCCATCAAGGATGCCTCAACGCTGGGCGGCCTGATGATTGGTGTGCTGATGCTGGCTATCAACTGGTACTACAAACACAAAGCCTACCAGCTTCTGCGCGACGGGCAGATCTCGCGGGAGGACTATGAATCCATCAATCGTTAAACGCTGTCTTGTCGGGGCCGTGCTGGCTATTGCTGCCACGCTGCCGGGTTTTCAGCAGCTTCACACCTCCGTGGAGGGACTGAAACTGATTGCCGATTACGAAGGCTGTCGTCTGCAGCCGTATCAGTGCAGCGCGGGTGTATGGACTGACGGCATTGGTAATACGTCGGGCGTCATTCCCGGCAAAACCATTACGGAACGACAGGCAGCAGAAGGGCTTATCTCCAACGTGCTGCGTGTGGAGCGGTCACTGGAAAGGTGTGTGAAGCAACAGCCACCGCAGAAAGTGTATGACGCGGTGGTGTCATTTGCCTTCAACGTGGGGACAGGTAATGCCTGCAGCTCCACGCTGGTGAAATTACTCAATCAGCGGCGCTGGGCGGATGCGTGCCGACAGTTGCCGCGCTGGGTTTATGTGAAAGGTGTGTTTAATCAGGGGCTGGATAACCGCCGTGCGCGGGAGATGGCCTGGTGCTTACAGGGAGCAAACTGAAATGAAAAAGAAATTAATCAGCGGGCTGTTTCTGATGTTATGGATGGCGCTGTTAATCGAAGCAATGGTGTATCCGCAGGGGATTTTTCCGGTACTGGCAGCGTCCGGCGTTTGGATAGCCTGTTTGCTGACATGGGCGGTAATTCCGGTAGCACTGGCTGCGTTAATTAAGAATGGCCCGCTCTGGCAGGAGTTGAGGGCATCTTTGCTGAAGACAATTACCCGAAAAGAAAACGTATTTATCAGCTGGGTGATGCGATTGCTGATTGTCGTCAGTCTCGCCTGGACGGGGTGGGCTATTACCCTGGTCTTTTATCTGCTGACCGTTATTGCTTTCTGGATCACCCGTAATCAGATGGCGCAACAGGTAGCAGCATGAACCGGTTGCTGCTGGTTGTGCTGGCGTTATTACTGGCGGCGCTGGGCTGGCAGACGTGGCGGCTGGCTGATGCCAGCCAGACCATCAGCACGCAGGCAGACGAGCTACAGAGCAAAAGCCAGGCACTGGCAAAGAGCAACAGCCAGCTTATCAGCCTGTCCATTCTGACTGAAACCAATAACCGGGAGCAGGCGCGGCTCTATGCCGAAGCAGAACAGACCAGTGTACTGCTGAGACAACGACAACGCCGGATTGAGGAACTGAAACGTGAGAACGAGGATTTACGTCGCTGGGCTGATACTCCTTTGCCTGCTGACATTATCCGGCTGCGGGAACGTCCGGCACTCACCGGAGGTGCAGCTTACCGTCAGTGGTTGTCCGCGAGTGACGCCGTGTCGGCTGGAGCAGGCAGCGCCGCGCACTAACGGTGATCTGAATGCGTTGCTGGATGAAACGGAGGCCGCCTGGGCGGTCTGTGCAGACAAAGTGGACATGATTATTGCGTGTCAGGAGCGAAACAGTGAACAAACCACAATCCCTGCGCCACGCTCTCAATAAAGCGGTGCCTTATGTCCGCAATAACCCGGACAAACTGCATCTGTTTGTGGATAACGGTTCGCTGGTTGCCACGGGGGCCAGCTCCATGTCATGGGAGTACCGTTACACCCTCAACGTGGTGATTGAGGATTTCAGCGGCGACCAGAATCTGCTGATGGCCCCGGTTTTGCTGTGGCTGAGGGATAACCAGCCCGATGCCATCAATAACCCGGCGTTACGGGAAAAGCTATTCACCTTTGAGGTGGATATTCTGCGCAACGATGTCTGTGATATCAGCCTGAACCTGCAACTGACGGAGCGTGTGCTGGTCAGCACTGACGGCAGTGTGTCGAGCGTTGAAGGTATAGCGGAACCTGATGCACCTGAAGAAATGTGGACGGTGAAACGTGGCTGAACTGCAGAAGGTGGACGACTGGCTGAGTGCCTTGCTGGCGAATCTGGAACCAGCCACGAGAAGCCGCATGATGCGCCAGCTGGCGCAGGAACTGCGCCGGACACAGCAGCAGAATATCAGGATGCAGCGCAACCCTGACGGCAGCAGCTATGAACCGCGACGGGTAACAGCACGCAGTAAAAAGGGGCGCATCAAACGTCAGATGTTTACAAAGCTGCGCACCACAAAATACCTGAAAACTGCCGCCAGCGCGGATACTGCCAGCGTACAGTTTGAAGGTAAGGTACAGCGCATTGCCCGCGTTCACCATTACGGCCTACGTGATCGCGTCAGCCGCAAAGGACCTGAGATCCGTTACGCAGAGAGAAAATTGCTTGGATTAAATGGATGTGAAAAATTAATTCGAAAAATATTCATTATGAATTTATTTTCTGGGGATTGGCTGGCATAAAAGCCAGCCTTTATTTTTTTTATGTGATGGCCCCTATCTTTTGATTGTAATAACTATAATCAGCATGTTCTTCTGTATAAAAAATCTCAAATGCAGACAAGATGTTTGCGTAAAAACTATCCTTGGATATAGAGGTTTTTTTATTGATGGATGCCAAAAAGTTTGTTATAAATCTTAATGATGCAGAGAAAAGAAAGTGCCCTTTCACCCAATGATTTATAGATGTATTTTCTGGGAATTGAATGTTGTTTTTTTCTGCTAAACCATTAGTAGTAAACGATTCAGGTAGTCTATTGATATATTCATCTATTTTTTTCTTGCATATATTGTATGAATTTCTTGATTGCATAAAACGATCACAGGAATCACCAATTACGGAGCATCCTAATTTATTTAAATGATTGTGAATATCTAGTATTATTAAGTTCTCAATGTTGCTATAGAAGTTAGAAAGCCAATTTCCTACATCTATTTCCTGCATTTTTTTTGTGCAAAAACGGCCTGTGTTTTTGAGTATGTGTGATATGATTTTTTCATCAATGATTGTGTTTTCTATTGAATATCCCTTTGTGTAAATAATATTTGTATGCTTTACTATGTTGTCAGAAAAATGGTTTAGATCCGAATCTCTGGCAACTATGGCGTTTATTTCTCCTGAGGTTATTTTTTCGATATATGGTTGTAAGGCTTCACATCCACCAACATCTTGAACTTCTACATTAAAACGACCATTTTTTTTAAAAATTATTTCCCAAAAAGCAATGTCATCTTCACCTTCAACATAGACCATAATATCAGCATCATAAAATAAACTGATCACATTTTCCGCTTCATTAGACCAAGAAAAGTTTTCTGCATTAGAATCATTGATTAGCATTGACTAATCTCTCCATATTGAAAATGGCGTTTTTATATTTAGATGCAACTTCAGGAGAATGGGTTGCAGCAATAATTTGTGCATTAGGATTTAATTTTTTTATGGCAGGGATAATATTTCTTTGCCATTGAATATGTAAGGAAAGCTCAGGCTCATCAGTTAGGAAAATATATTGTTGCCCTCTTTGTAAGAGGGTCTCAATGAATAAAATTAGCAGTTGTTTTTCACCAGAAGATAAACTTTCTAAAACTATTGGCCCATAGGTGTTATTTATGACTAACAATCCCGATTGAAAATGAAATTCTTTATCGGTGATAAAATTTCTTAGTATGCTTAAGAATTGTTCTATTGGAGAAAATATTTTTGATGTTTTCTCTTTTGAAGTTAATGACATTTTGATTATTTTTTGTGTTTTTCTCAATGCTTCGATCGAACGAATATCAAAGCCTCTTTCACTTTTATTCTTTAATTCCGAAATGGTATTATTAATTGTTTCAACATGAAAGCTGATTTTTTTACGAATGTTTTGATCAATAGCATTTAACTGTGTGTATGCATTAAGGAGGTTTTGTTTTTCTTCCTCTTTGTTAAAGTTAATGTTGTAAGCAGGATTCTCCATATCTTCCTTGCTATAAAGTATTGATGCCAGAACCTCTTTTTGTAGTTCTAATGCGATATCTCTGGCTTTCTGGGATAGTTCAAGTTGATATTTTGTAAGTTCCTGTATTAATTCTGATAACTTATAGTCAACAGGGTTGATAAAACGAGAGCCATATTTATCTTTAACTTCAAAATCATCACTATTTCTTAATCTGTAAACAGATAAAGAAGAAAGCGAGACTAGTTTTGCTAGTTCTGTTCTTAGTTCTTCTGTTTCATCATGCACTCTACGTCTATAACTAAGAGATATTCTTCTATCATCAGTGTTAAATAAACGAATTGTGTGTTTTTTAGATGAAAGCTGATATTCTATTTTGGAAAATGGAGATGTATCGCTTTCAAGTTTTTTGACTTTGATTGTTTTTGTCTTTTTTTTATCTTTAAGTTTTATTTCGGCACTATTGAAATCAGCATTGTTAATACTGTCCAAATCAAGGGATAATATTGAGTGCAGAAGGTTCATAAAGGTTGTTTTACCCGTGCCATTTCGGCCTATAATAATGTTTACATCATCATTAAATGAGCAGGAACAGTTTAATCGCTGCCAAAAGCCATTAATTGTGACGCTTTGAATTTTATACATCTATGTATCCTTTATTATTAGTTGAACTACTTAAATTTATAATCATTTGTGTCATCCTCAGTACAATTATGCCGTTTGGAAGATATTATTTCAAATGTTTAATATATACGGTATGAACGCACAATTAACCGAAATCATGCGCCTTATCACCAATCTGATCCGCACAGGTGTAGTTACCGAAGTGGACCGGGAGAACTGGCTTTGCCGGGTGAAAACGGGCGACCTTGAAACCAACTGGATCAGCTGGCTGACGCTGCGCGCGGGTAATGCCCGCACATGGTGGCGACCATCGGAAGGTGAGCAGGTGGTGGTGCTGAGTCTGGGAGGCAATCTGGAAACTGCCTTTGCGTTGCCCGCTGTCTATTCGAATCAGTTCGCGCCACCTTCGACGTCGGCGGACGCCTGCGTGACAGAACATCCTGACGGTGGCTGGTTTGAATACGAACCCGCCACCGGGCGCTGGTATGTCAGGGGCATCAAATCCATGGTCATTGAGGCTGCCGACAACATCACCCTGAAAACCAGTGAGTTTGTGCTGGAGGCTGACCGCACGCGTATTAACAGCGAAGTAGTGATCAATGGTGGCGTTACCCAGGGCGGCGGTGCAATGAGTTCTAACGGAATTGTGGTTGATGCACATCAGCATACTGGCGTCCTGAAAGGCGGCGATACAACCGGAGGCCCGGTATGACGCTTTATAGCGGGATGAACAATACCAGCGGCAAAGTCATTACTGATATTGACCATCTGCGCCAGTCGGTGCGGGACATTCTGCTGACGCCGCAGGGTAGCCGCATTGCCCGTCGGGAATATGGTTCCCTGCTGTCGGCACTGATAGACCAGCCACAAAATCCGGCGTTACGCCTGCAGGTCATGTCGGCAGTGTATGTGGCGCTGAGTCGCTGGGAGCCACGGCTGATGCTGGATTCCATCACCATCAACAGCAACTTTGACGGTTCTATGGTGGTGGAGCTGACCGGGCGGCGGAATAACGGTGTGCCTGTGTCCCTTTCCGTATCAACAGGAGCAGAGAATGGCAGTGATTGACCTTTCGCAGTTGCCTGCACCGCAGATTGTGGATGTGCCGGACTTTGAGACGCTGCTTGCCGAACGCAAGGCTGAATTTGTGGCGCTTCATCCTAAAGATGAACAGGAAGCCGTGATCCGTACGCTGGAACTGGAATCTGAACCCGTCACCAAATTGTTGCAGGAGAACGCTTACCGTGAGTTGCTTCTGCGCCAGCGCATTAACGAAGCCGCGCAGGCGGTGATGGTGGCTTACGCGATGGGCGGCGATCTTGACCAGCTCGCTGCCAACTACAACGTGAAACGCCTGACGGTGACGCCTGCTGATAATAATGCTGTGCCGCCCGTTGCGGCTGTGATGGAAAGTGATGAAGCGTTACGCCTGCGTGTGCCTGCAGCCTTTGAAGGGCTTTCAGTTGCGGGGCCAACTGCAGCTTATGAATTTCATGCCCGAAGCGCCGACGGTCGGGTGGCGGATGCCAGTGCAACCAGCCCGGCACCTGCAGAGGTGGTGCTGACTGTCCTTAGCCGCGAAGGCGATGGAACTGCAGAAAAAGACCTGCTGGACGTGGTGGAAAAAGCTCTGAACAGTGAGAACGTCCGCCCGGTGGCTGACCGTCTTACGGTTCGCAGCGCAGAAATCATCCCGTATCGCGTGGAAGCCACCATTTTTCTCTATCCGGGACCGGAAGCAGAGCCGGTAATGGCAGCGGCAAAAGCCAGTCTGCAGAAGTACATTGCCAGCCAGACGAGGCTTGGTCGGGATATTCGCCGTAGCGCCATCTTTGCTGCTCTGCATGTTGAGGGTGTTCAACGTGTGGAACTGGCTTCTCCGCTGGCGGATGTGGTCCTGAACAAAACACAGGCGGCATCATGTACGCAGTGGAGCGTAACCAACGGAGGAACGGATGAATAGTCTGCTGCCACCGGGTTCAACTTCACTGGAGCGCCGACTGGCGCAAACCTGTAGCGGGATTTCTGATCTGCAGGTGCCGCTGCGTGACTTGTGGAATCCGGCTACCTGTCCGGTCAGCTTCCTGCCTTATCTCGCTTGGGCGTTCTCTGTGGATCGCTGGGACGAGGGCTGGACAGAAAGCGTCAAACGCCAGGTAGTGAAGGATGCTTTTTATATTCATCAGCATAAAGGAACCACCAGTGCCGTGCGGCGGGTGGTGGAACCGTTCGGATTCCTGATCCGCATTATTGAGTGGTGGCAGACCGGGGAAACACCGGGCACGTTTCGCCTGGATATCGGCGTGCAGGACCAGGGCATCACTGAAGATACCTATCTGGAACTTGAGCGGCTGATAAGCGATGCCAAACCATGTAGCCGTCACATGATCGGCATGTCCATCAATCTGCAGACCAGCGGTCCGCATTGGGTGGGGGCCGCCAGCTATCTTGGCGAAGAAATCACGATCTATCCGTATATCAACGAAACAATTATTTCCGGCGGCACCGCGCATGAAGGCGGGGCGGTCCATGTTATTGACACAATGAGAGTGAATCCATGAGCACAAAATTTTATACCCTGCTGACGGATATTGGCGCGGCGAAACTTGCCAGCGCCGCCGCGCTCGGTGTGCCTTTAAAAATTACCCATATGGCGGTCGGCGATGGCGGCGGAACATTGCCAACGCCGGACGCAAAGCAGACAGCATTGGTAAATGAGAAACGCCGGGCTGCGCTGAATATGCTCTATATCGACCCGCAGAACAGCAGCCAGATTATTGCTGAACAGGTGATCCCTGAAAACGAGGGCGGTTGGTGGATACGTGAAGTGGGCCTGTTTGATGAATCCGGGGCATTGATTGCCGTGGGCAACTGCCCGGAAAGCTATAAGCCGCAACTGGCTGAAGGCAGCGGGCGCACCCAGACCGTGCGCATGGTGCTGATTACCAGCAGTACGGACAATATCACCCTGAAAATCGACCCTGCTGTAGTGCTGGCAACCCGCAAGTATGTGGATGACAAGGCACTGGAGCTGAAGGTGTACGTGGATGACCTGATGGCAAAACATCTTGCCGCACCGGACCCGCATTCACAGTATGCACAGAAAGAAAGTCCGGCGTTTACCGGGACACCAAAAGCGCCAACGCCAGCGGCGGGGAATAATACTACGCAGCTTGCGACCACCGCGTTTGTTCAGGCGGCACTGACAGCCCTTATTAATGGTGCGCCAGCCACACTGGACACACTGAAAGAAATAGCCGCAGCCATTAACAATGATCCGAAATTCAGTACCACCATTAACAATGCGCTGGCACAAAAAGCGCCGCTGTCGAGTCCTGCACTCACCGGAACGCCAACAGCACCTACTGCGGCACAGTCGGTCAACAATACACAGATTGCCACTACAGCTTTTGTGAAATCGGCGATTGCAGCAATGGTGGGGTCTGCACCTGCGGCACTGGATACATTGAACGAACTGGCAGCGGCGCTGGGGAATGACCCGAACTTTGCCACGACAATGCTTAATGCGCTGGCAGGTAAACAACCGCTGGACAATACGCTGACTAGTTTGAGTGGAAAGGATGTAGCTGGTCTTCTCGCATACC